TTACGAATTCTTTCTCAGATTTTCCATGATATCGACCGTTTCATTTCTCATCTTATCTGTTACATGCGAGTAAGTATCCATCGTAATTGAAATTCTGCTGTGGCCCAATCGTTCAGAGATTTCTTTCATTTTTGCGCCATTTTCGAGAAGAAGTGTAGCATGAGTATGTCTGAGAGAATGGAAGTTAAAAGAGAGGGAGAGTGCATTCGATATCCTCCTAGTATTCCATTTCACTACACTTGGCGTAACTAGCTCACCGTCTTCCTTCGTACATACTGCATTTGAATCAATGTAGAGCTTTCCATACTTCATTCGATTTTCTAATTGTTGTTTCTTATGTTTTTTCAGAATTGCTAGCAAGGTTTGTCCAATAAAAATCGTTCGATTGGAACTGCTTGTCTTTGGCGTACCATATACCCATGCGCCGTCATTCTTTACCATTTGTTTCTCTACAGTAATTGTTCCATTTGAAAAATCGACATCATCCCACGTCAGACCACAAACTTCGCCAACGCGCATTCCCGTATAAAATCCAATATTCAAAGGAATATAGAAAGGATGTCCTTCAGGAGTAATTTCTAGCATATGATCAAAGTCCTCAAGAGAAATGATTTTTAGATCTTTTTTAGTCGTTGGTCGTTCTTCGTATTTTGGTATCTTTACATACAGCATAGGATTTTGCTTGATTAACCCCCAAGGATAAACCGCCATATTCAGCGCATTCTTAAGGACAGAGTGAGTAATAGTCATTGTTTTCTTCGAGTAACCCTTTTTAAATTCATCATTGATGAAATTTTGCAAAAGAGCAGGGGAGAGATCCGTAAGTTTTTTCTTTCCTAAATAACCATCTATATGATTTTTGATGGTAAATCGGTAGTTTTCATAGGTATTGTATTTTAGATTTAGTTTAACGTATTCCTCCATCCAAAAATCAAGGTATTGTTTGACTCGAGTATCTGTACCTAAAAAATATTGTCCTGTTTCGTCAATATCTGATAAAATTTTTCGTAAAGTAGCTTCTGCATCTGCTCTAGTATCTCCACCAACTTTTTCCACTTTTTTTCTTGAGCCATCATCATTGATGTCTTCAAAATAATAATACCAACGTTTCCCGCGTTTTCTCACACCGCCACGCATAAAATCAGTCCTTTCATAGTGCTATGTCATTAGTACGATAATTAAATTTTTTTGGTACATATAGAGAGGGAATAGATGTAAAATCCGTATTTTTAATAGAAGCGTACGAACTTACGTTCTTTTGTGTTTAAAAAGAAAAGCCCGAAGGCTGATCTTTTTATATTCTAATAAATTAATCTTTTAAAGATAATTTTTATTAATTAGGTAAGTTATCGATAGCATATTGTGCTTGCTCGGGCGTATATTTTTCATATACCAATTGGTCATAAAGACCATCTTTAGAAAAAGCAGAATAATCTAAATAGTCTTTAGCAGCTTGAAGTGCATTCTCGTTCCAATCAGCGTTAACATTATCAATAGCATATTGAGCTGCATCAGCGGGGTACTTTTCATATATCAATTGATCATAAAGTCCCTGCTGAGAAAAAGCAGAATAATCTAAATAGTCTTTAGCAGCTTGAAGTGCATTTGAAGATTCAAGCGATACATCGTTAGAAGTTGATGATTCCACTGATGAATCAGAAGAAATGGATGGATTGCTACTTTCTTCTAATGTAACTGATGTAGAAGTTGATGAGTATTGTGATTCGCTTAAACTAGAATATTCAGTATCGGAGATATTTTCCGATGTGGATGACTCGGTTTGGCTTTTAACAGTATTATCATCTCCACCACTTAATGCACCACCAACGATGAATACAACCAGAACCACAAGAATCCAAAACCAAACTCTTTTATAAAAAGGTTTTTTCTCCTTCATTACGTAAGTTTTTCCATCTTCCCCTGTAACTTTTTTCTTCACCATTTTTTCCTCCAAAAATTAAATGATTTACTCCCATTTAAAGGCAGGCAGTGATAGTCGCCATTAATAAAAAGAAAAGCCCGAAGGCTGATCTTCAATGTAATAATTCAGTCATTTTTTTTCAAACAAAAGTCTATAGAAATTTTTGAACTATATCAGTAATTTGTTTTGAATAGCTATAAATGTCTATAGGCTCTTTCAACTCATAAACTGTATGATTATCATCGTTTAATTCAATTTTCATTCCATTTGTATTGAAACGAACTCTTAGAATCCATTTTCTGATATTGTCATCTAATAATATATTGAAGTAACTTCTGTTGTCTCGATAGAATAATCGGTCTAAAGGAATAGTATCTACTAAAACAACTTTACAAATAGTATAGGCCTCTAATTCTTCAGGAGTGGTAACAATTTCACTATCAGTTTCATCTGTTGTATCAGAATCTGATTTAGTTTCTGTATCCTCAACAGTAACCGATGTTTTCAAAGCAGCGCTTAATTTATCATTAACTTTTTCAGCGATAAATTGGTTTAATCCTTTTTTTATAATTGGTTTAAATTTTTCAATAGTTTGCTTTGTTTTCATTCCGTCATAAATTTCGCCAAGAAGATATTTGACAAAATTTTCCGTTGGTTCGTTTAGCTCAGAAGACAGGTAAGCCTTTAATGAATTTAAGTATTTAAGTTCTGCTGCAGAACTTGTAATCTTGTCTACGTCGAAATTGTCTTTATGAAATTTTGCTAACTCTGGAAGTTGGCTGTCTTTAATTTTTGTAATATTAATAGTTAAAAAAGGAGTAAGATCCATTTTATTTGGTTCGTCTAAATCAGTAAAGAACTTGTATTCCTCGCCGTTCGTCAATATACCAAATTTAGAAGTAGTGGTTCCAAAATATCTAAATAGTTGAGAATCATGTTTTGTTAACTTTTCATTGATCGATTTTGCTTCTATAAGTATAGTTGGTTGCCCGTCAAGAACAATTGCATAATCAACTTTTTCGCCTTTCTTTATACCTACATCAGCAGTAAACTCTGGTACAAACTCTGTAGGATTAAACAAGTCATAACCAAGTGCAACAAAGAAGGGCATAATTAATGAGGTTTTTGTTGCTTCTTCTGTACCAATACTATCTTTTAATTCAACCACTCTTTTACCTAATTGTTTCAAGCTATCTTGAAATTTTTCCATTTCCATGATGAAACCTCCTAATAGTATTGCTCCCACTAAGGCAGGGAGCGATAGTCTTCCCAACAAAAAGTATTTGAATTTATGTAATCACTTTCCCCACAAAGTCAAAAAATTCAATACTTAATTATTCAAACATTAAAAATTTCAAATTAAAAATTTATAAGCATCTTTCGGAAGTCCATATAGTTTAGTCAATAAATCAACTTCTCTTGGAAATTGATCCGTGTCATCTTTGTAAAGAGAAACGATGAGATTAGCAGCAAAGCAATTTGCCTCACTCTCTGATTTGCTCCTAGATAATCGTGTAGAGACGTAATAGCTAGATAGTTCTTTGTGAAAAAGGGCATGGCCAAGTTCGTGGGCGCAAATATAGAAACGCTCTTCGGAGTACTTAAGACTGTCATTTAAAAAGATAATAGGTTCGTCTAAAATTTCCTGAAATTGTCCTTTTGGGTTATTTAGAAAAAGAACAAATTCTACGCTTATGCCCATTTTTTCACAAATTATAAAAGGATTAGCGGATTGATATTTCCGCTTTAAATCTCCAACTAGATTTACTACATCCAACTCCATACAAATCACTTCACTTTACTTTTTCTTCCTTTTTTTTATATCCCAGAATGTCGCTGTAAGGATATCTTTTACTCGTTGAATTTCTTCAGGTGTTAAAGTTTCACCACCGTAAGCCATGTTCACGTTTGATTCTAATAATTTATCTAGCTCGATTAAATCATTCTCATTAGCCCAATCAGGGATAAGCTCCACGTTAACGGGTGAATTCTCTTCGAAGTAGGAAATGGACACACCTAAAGCAACTGATAGTTTTTTTAAAGTTTCTAAAGTTGGATCTTTTCGTTCACCTTTTTCAAATCTAGATATTTGAGAAGCGCTTACTCCAGATTTTAATGCTAACTGATTAACTCCTAATCCTCTAGAGGTTCTCAATTCTTTTAGTTTTTCTCCAAACTCCATGATAAAACCCCTTTCTTAAATAAATGATATAGCCCTTTGGCAACAAATGCAAAAAGAATTGCAATTTAGCAACAAAAAGCGTTGCCAAATGACAAAAATAGTATTATAGTGTTGTCATAAGGCAATGGAGGTGTGAAAAATGAAAACATTACTTAAACAAGACGAACTTAATTCCTTAATGCAATCAAAAGGTGATGATCCATATTCATTGGCTAGAAGAATGGATGTAGCTCCATCAACGGTCTATAGAATATTGAATGGAGATCGTGGGATTGGCGGAGAATTGATTCCTAAACTGCTCAACGCTTTCGAACTTTCTGAAAAAGATTTTGATAAGCTTTTTATTTTTAGTGAAGTGTTGCCAAAAAACAAAAACGAGGGGATTGCCAAATGACACGACAAGAAAAAATAAACATCGTACTTGATGTTAGACCTAGACTAGTTCACATCATCAAGTGTGCTACAGATGATCAACTTGATCGTTTAGTTGAAGAAGTTCAAAAAGAGCTTGAATGTGAACTAGATGAAGCAGCTTTCGTTTGATTCTTTAAATTAATAGTATAAAAAAATTGCTCGTATTGATATACGGGCGAATAAGAATATGAGGTGTTTAAACTGTTAAAAAAATCAAGTGTTATTCGAGAATCGTTAGTTGAAGTAATTAATAAGAGTGGTGAGACCAAAAAGGAAATAGCAAGACAAATCAACGTCTCTCAACAGTCATTAAGCGATTGGACAACATTGCTTAATACGAAGCCCGTGACGTTGGAAAATGCTCAGGCGTTAACGGATCATTTTAGAGATTCTGATTTTACTCTTCAAGTGATTCATGAGTTTTTCGGTCTATTCAAATCAATTGATGGTGATGTTTATAGAAGAGATCCATCTTCATTAGACAAGTTGCAAATGATTGAATCAGATGAGCGGAAACAGAAGAAGCAAGAAGTAGAAAAAATTCTTCTTAAACAAGTAAATTACTTAACTGTTGATGATCGTCAACAAATCATTGCATATGCTTATGAATTTTTAGACGAGATCATGGTTGAAGTCACACTAATAAGTGCATTATGCGAAATACTTGGAATCGATATTCGCAAGCTTAGTGAGGAACGGCTGTCGTACTGGGTAGTACAAGGATATATGAAAGGATGATGGAAATGGAAACATTGGAAAATATTTTTCCAAAAAAAGTTGTCTTGAAGCGCAACAATAAAAGAAACATTGAAAAATTAACATACTCAGTTACAGAAGCAGCATTGGCCATAACAACAAATCCACAAAACGTAAAAGCTTTGATCGATATGGGGTACTTGGGTTGCTTAAAGATTGGAGAGATACGGATACCCAAAGCTGAAGTTAACCGTTTTTTAAACAATTATATGAACCAAGATTTAGCTAGTGAAATTTCAAATTTTAGAAAGGGGAAAAAAGTATGAAATCAAATTTTAGGATGAACGTCAGAGCAGGACTGCTACTGATGCTGATAGGTAGCGTTCTTTCAGCTTGGAACTGGCGTTTCGCTGCAATTTCATTTGGAACATTAGTGGTAACGTATCTAGTCCGCGAATCAATGAAAGAACATCCACAAAAAAGACCGACTAGCGACGGCCATCGCTAATCGGCAACATAACAAAATATCTTATCTGTATTTTAGCATGAAAGGAAGGCTAAAACAATGAACGATTTTGGACAAGCATTAGATCAGTATTTAACTACGCCAGAATGGGGTACACCATATTTTGAGGAGGAAGACGATGAGTAAGTCTACTTTAGAAATGAGCCATCAAGAATGGCTTGAGGACCGTCAAAAAGGTATTGGCGGCTCTGATGTTGGAACGATTTTAGGGTTGAACAAATGGAAATCACCTTATCAATTATGGCTTGAAAAAACAGGACAAGTTGTACTTGAAGAAACAGCAAGCGAGCCAGCTTATTGGGGCAATATCTTAGAAGAAGTTGTTGCTAAAGAATTTCAAGAACGGACAGGTAAAAAGGTTCGCAGAAGAAACCAAGTCTTTGAACATCCATTGCATCCGTTTCTAAGAGCGAATATTGATCGTGATGTAATGGGAGAAAATGCCATTCTGGAATGCAAAACAGCCAATCAATTTCTCGGCAAAGAGTGGGAAGGTGAAGAAGTACCACTCAGTTATCTCTGCCAAGTTCAACATTACATGAACGTTCTAAACAAAGACTATTGTTACATCGCTGTCTTAATCGGTGGTCAAAAATTTATCTGGAAGCGGATTGAACGAGATCAAGAGTTGATCGATACAATCACTGAACAATTAGTAGAGTTTTGGGAAACGAACGTTCTTGGAGGTATCGAGCCAATTATTGATGGTAGTCAAGCGACAGCTGATTTCTTGAAAGAGAAGTATGCAGATGTTGAAGACGTTCAAACGACGTTACCAATTCATTTCGATGAACTAGTTGAACAGAAAAATGAACTCAAGCGAACCAAGAAAGAAATTGAATCGGCTATTCGTCAAGTGGACAACGAGATCATCAGTGAGCTAGGTAAACGTGAAGCCAGTATCGGTATCACACAAAGAAACATTATCAGCTGGAAACTTGTTCGTACAAGACGGATGAACACGAAGAAACTAGCAGAGAAATATCCAGATATCGCAAATGACGAAGAGATTTATAACGTTACTGAATCAAGAAGACTAACCGAAAAGGAGATCAAATAATGAATAAATGCCCACGGTGTAGAAGCGAACTTCGAGAACCATCATGGAATTATTGTGTGATTTGCGGATTACCGCTGAAGGAGGAAAAAAACAATGGCAACAAATGAATCGTTAAAAAAACAACTGACTGAACAAAATACTCAAGTGGTTGACCCATCAAAGTTAGGTTTTAAAGCTTTGATGAGTACGCCAGCAATGAAGAAAAAATTTACTGATATTCTACATGAAAAATCGGATTCTTTTATGGGATCGCTCATGACTTTAGTTGGTGGTGATAACTATCTATCTAAAGCAGAACCAATGACCATTATTGCTTCCGCACTAAAAGCAGCAACTATGGATCTACCCATCGACAAAAATTTAGGATATGCCTATGTTGTTCCATTCAATAGAAAAGAAAAAGTTGGAAAAGAATGGATTACACATAATGAAGCACAATTTATCTTGGGGTATAAGGGCTATATTCAGCTAGCACAACGATCTGGTCAATACAAAGCGCTAAATGCTTTAGAAATATACGAAGGTCAGTTCATTGACTGGAATCCTCTCACAGAAGAATTTCAATTCGATTATAAAGCCAAACAATCTGATACAGTCATCGGTTATGTAGGTTTCTTCGAATTATTAAATGGATTCAAAAAAACAGTTTATTGGACCAAACAAGAAATTGAAAGCCATCGGATCAAGAACGCCAAAGGCTTTGACAAAGATAAATTAACAGGTGCTTGGAAAGATAATTACGATGCAATGGCTATTAAGACAGTATTACGTAACCTTCTTTCAAAATGGGGAATTTTGTCAGTAGAGATGCAAACGGCAGTTACTTCAGATGAGAAAGTTTTCCGATTAGATGAAAACGAAAATTTGATTGAAGAAACGACTTTGTCCGAAGTTGAGCCAGAACTAAAAGAGGCAGAACCTGTTGCAGAAGATGTACAAACTGGATTATTCGATGCATCAAATCCACCATTAAACAAATAGTGAGGGAGTTATCTCCCTCTTAACATCAAAACGAAAGGAGGAACACAATTGGATTACATCGGACAGCTTAATGCTTTTGACAATTGGCTTGAATATAACGAGCTTGGCGCTGGTCCCCAACTGCTTTGGTATAAGCTAATGGCTATAGCAAACAAAAGTGGATGGCAGAGCGAATTATCGATTGCCAATACAAGGCTACAAGCAATGACTAAAACGTCTGAAAAAACATTGATTAACAATCGTAATCAATTGATCCAAAACGGACTCCTTCAATATAAAAAGAGAGGTCGTACAAAAGCTGGAGTTTATATTCTTTCTGATCTAACTGGAAATTTTACAGTAAAAACTACAGTAGATAATACGGTAGAAAACTCCGCTACTGGAAATATTCCAGTAGATAGTAAAGTAAATCCGAAAGTAAATAGGGAAGTAAATCCTTCAGTAGATTCTACAGTAAATCCTTCAGCTTATATAAACAATACAAAACAAAACAAAACAAATAAAGAAGATGATGATATAGGCGTGTATGAGTTCATCCAAAAAAACTGGGGGAAAGCACCTACTGGACTTTTGCAAGGAGTATTAGGACCGATGATTAAAACTTGGGGAGCAGATATGATTCTCTTTGCTTTTAAATTAGCTTTCGAAAACAACGTTGAGATGCCAGGATTGAAAAAATACGTTGAAGCGATATTAAATTCATGGAGTAATCAAGGAATTAAGACAATGGAATCAGCAGAAAAAGCCCAAGAAGATTTTAAGAACAAGAAAAAACAAAACTATCTTCCTAAACGTCAAAACAATGTACGGCGTGAAAAGTTACCTGATTGGGTCAACAAACCTCAAGAAGAAAAGACGCTAGATCCTGATAAAAAAGCAGAATTAGAAGCCCGCTTTGCTGCTTATCAGGCTAAGAAGGAGGCGCTTCTTGAGAATGAATAAATATCGTAATCGAAAAACTATCCATCGAGGTATCAAGTTCGATTCTATCGCAGAAGCAGAGTACTACGATCTAGCCTTATGGCAAGCTGAAGCGAACGGCTGGAAAGTAAAACTTCAGGAACGATTTGAGCTGATGCCGAAATTTGAACTAGACGGAAAGAAGTATCGCAAGATCGAGTATATTCCCGACTTTACATTTTATAAAAACGGCAAGCTTGTCAAAGTCATAGATGTTAAAGGGATGCAGACAAAAGACTTTAAGATCAAGGCAAAATTGTTTTGTCATAAATATCAAGTGCCGTTGATTTTAGCTAAAAAATATCGGAATACGTTCAAGGAAGAGCGTTTTTAACGAGGTGGTCCATCATGACAACAGAAGAAGTGATTCAAATGCGTATTCGAAGCATTCAACGTGAAATTGACGAACTGGAGCGGACAAAGGCAGTAATGGTCAATGAAACGGCGAGGAAGGCAATCGATTTGCATGTAGAGAATTTAAGAAGGGAAATCCATCGATTGGAGGAATGAGCGTGGATAAGAAAGCAGCAATGAAAAGAATTGCTGAATTAACCAAGTCAGAATCTTGGCAGGAAGACAAAGAAATAGTTGCAGAAGTCCAAAAGCTCGGTAAATCAATGTGGACTGAAAAACCCAAACGGAAAACGCCGAGAAAAATTGCAATCTGGCATGGTGACCGAATTCTAGTAACAGGTACCGCTGAACAGTTATCTGAAATTACTGGTCTGAGCAAAAACACCATCTGGGATAGAGCTAGTAGCTTATGGATTGATTCAAAAGGACGACAATTTAGGTATGTGGAGGAGAAATAATGAAACTAAAAGACGGATTTTACGCTAGTAGTCACGGCATCGGCGGTTTGATGCTAGATATGCCGACAAAGAATCCTAAAAAACGTAAGAAACCAAAATTCAAAGTCGGTGACATGGTTCGCTGCGAAGCAGAAGGATTCATCTATCCATTTCGTGGATATGTAGAGCATCTCTATAATCACTCAGCAATCATTCGTATTGAAAACACGATGGAATGCGATAAATGGACAGCTAAAAGCAAAGAGAATTTAGCAGTGGTGAGATTGGTGGATATGGAGATTATAAAAACAGAATTATAAGTTATATAAGGAGAAATCAATATGAATGACAAATTTATCAATAAAAATGACTTAGACTCATTGTTAGTTGGATATGTGCCTAAACGCTATCTGACTCAAAAAGAAGCAGTTCATTACACGGGAACATCTGCAGGAACGATCAATGAGTGGGTAAAAAAAGGATTGAAAGTAATCATATTCGGTGAAAACAGCCGTCCAAAATATGACATCAAAGATATCGATGAGTTTATTGCTAAATATAAAGTATGAAGAATTATTGAAGTAGCTAATAGAGAATTCCTTATCAGCATAATATTGTTAATAAACATAAACAGCAAGCCATTATTAGCTCGCTGCTCGTGACAAATATGATTTGCCCCTGCCAAGGTAAGTCTATTATATCACAGGAGGCAGCTATGGAGTTAAAGGTAATTGGATTAAGCGACATTGAAAAAATGCAAGGAGAACATTGTTTAATCATTATTTCAAACGGTCAAATGAAAAGTGTCGAGCTTCCTTCGTTTGGAACAATAGTTATAGAATCCCATTGCAATAAAGTCAAGCAAGTTAAAGAAGAAGTGAAACAATTATTTTAAATATCGTCCTACCAGAAAACTGGCGGACACAAGTTGACAAGAACTTTCTTGTTGATTTGTGTCCGCTTTTTTGTTTGCGAAATTATTGAGGAGGCTATCTATATGAATGATTTAATTCAGGAATACAAGAATGACTTGAAAATGTTGAAAAAGCAACATCAAAAAATCTTAAATAAACGATATCGCACACCTGTCAAAGAACATGGGAGAGTGATACATAAATTAATTGATGATCGTTCTCCTCAAGATATAGCAGATCAAAAAGTAATAGCAGAAGCTATCTCTACTACAGAGTACGCTTTATTCTGGTTAGAAACAGGCAGAGAGAAGCCTTTCGATGGTGAGCAAGCCAAGAAGATACCAAACCATAGAAGAGCCGTTAAACTGGCAGATATAGACGTTATGAGCTATCAAGTTTATTTACAGGAAGTAGAAAAGCCAGCAGAAGAGACGATTTCTCCGAAGAAAAAAGAGATGTTGCTCCAAGTGACGGAGATAGAATCTTTGCTTTCTAATAAAGAACTGACATTATTTCATTTAATTAATAAAGATTTATGTACTTATGGAGAAGCAGCAGAACAAATGAATCTAGCTGTGGGTACTGTTAAATCTATGTCACAGCGAATTAAAAATAAGATCGACAATTATTTTGAATATGGTCATCAAATCAATCTATTTGAAATTTGCTAAAACTTGTAAACCATTCCCACCTATAAGTGAAGACAATTAATAGATTAGACACTCACAAGTTTATTCATTCTTTTATTCTGAATAATTGTTCTTCAAAAATAAAACGCAAGGGAGGAAATCTCCCTCATCGTTTTAATTAAGCTTCGATAGACAGCAACGGAAATATTAAGAATAAGGATGTGAATTTCAACTCCTTCTAAATTGTTCTTATTATCTATCATCCGTTGCTGTTTATTAATTTATGTGTTGGAGGGAAAACGAATGGAAGTCGAACAAATAAAGTATCAAGGTATGGATCGGGAACGGTTGATTGATATTATTGAGCAACAACGTTTAGAATTGATCCAAAAAGAAGCTGTATGTAAAGAGTACAAAAAACATTTAGAACAAGTAATTGAGTATCATTCAGTAGAAAAGTACAGATCAGTGGTGCAAAAAAATAGAGCAACGAGTCCTGATCCTCGTCAAGATGTATCGATTAGTATCAAGACGCCAGTATTTAATTCTGTTAAATCAGAAAAGCTAGAAAGTATCTCAACTGCTTTGGTAGAAAAAGCAGCTGAAATGAACTCCCTAGCAAATGAAGTTAGTCGTCTTATTTAGTCACATCGATAACTTGAGAGTCTTTGGTGATTCCGTTTTTTATAGAATTAATGGTTTGTTCAGCGGAATATTTAGTCAAGTATGTTTCGCTAGTTGCTACTACTTCATTGTTATCGGACTTAATAACGAAGTAATATTGGCCATTAGTTGCTTCTCTTATAACAAAGTACAAATTTTTCACCACCTTTAAATTATTTTCAGCGGACCACTCGCTGATAAATAAAATTATACACTTAGTATTTATTGTCACAATATTAATTTGTCACTGTGGCGGAAGTAGAAGACGCAAAGGTGAAGGTAGGAAGCGTATGGCGCACTATCGGGACCTTGTACAAAACTAGAAAGGACTAGTACGTGTGTGGTGCGATTCCACTCCAGTGACTTTAAGCAACTGAGGGGGGTATGAACTCGTGTGGTGCGAGCCCTAGGGAGGAACAGGATAACCGCCTGTGCGTAGGTTGCTATTACATAAATGGTTAGGTTAGATTGAGATTTGGGATTCGGTAAAAATGAATCGTCAAATGACTCAAGCACAGGATCGGAAACGTCCCTGCCTGTGCATTACAGATTAGATCACTCATTGAGTGGTCTTTTTATTTTAAAAAAGAGAGGATTTTAAAAATGAATCATGAGAAGTTTATCGAAAAATGCAAGGCTATTGTACGAGAAAAAATTGAAATTGAGATTGCAGACCCAAGTGGTGCAGTGCCTCAGTTTGATATATTTGTTGTGTGGTCGTGTAAAACACTGCAAAATAGCAAAGCATTAGTCAGCGCTAGCTTAAAAGGAGCACCGTATTTTGAAATTACGTTGAACGGGGACAAAGGTGAAATCTATGTAGATACTTATCTCAAAAAATCAAATGAATGTATCAAAGTCTAGCAGGTGCTAGGCTTTTTCTTTACATAAGGGAGGCTGCATAATGAGAAACTACTGGTATATATCACTAACAAACCGATATCCGCAACCGAACACTGATGATCCAGTGAGGGTTGTCCAATCAGTCCAAATAAAAAAGAAGTACTCCATCATTGAAATGACCAGAGAAGCAACACCAAATGAGATTGATAAATGCAAACTTCTTTATTGCGGTCATGGTTTCTATTCAGATAAACACATACAGGAAAATCTTTCAAAGTATGTGTAGATTACAAAACAAATGTTGCAAACAAGCGAGGTGGTGTCACATGTGAAGAAATACGAACTAGCTAAAGATGATTATGAAAAAGGGTTGAAGTATAGAGAAATAGCGGAAAAGTATGGTGTATCCATCAGCACAGTAAAGTCATGGAAATCCCGTTACTGGTCTCGAGAAAAGGTTGCAACCAAGAACGAAACTATTCCGAACAACAAAGGAGCGCCAGAGGACAACAAAAACGCTGTTACCCATGGCCTTTTTGCCAATTGGTTACCTTCTGAAACATTAGAAATTATGAATGAGGTTGCAACCTCTAAACCTGAGGATATATTATGGAATAATATCATGATCCAGTACACGGCTATTATCCGAGCACAGAAAATCATGTATGTTGATTATGAGGGTAGTTTGTCCAAAGAAGTTTCTAAGTGGTCCTCGAGTGATTCTGGAAGTTCAGAAGAATATGCTATTCAATATGCTTGGGATAAACAAGCTAATTTCATGAATGCACAATCAAGGGCTATGAGCACGCTATCTAGCTTAATTAGACAATTTGTCTCTATAGCTGATGAACATGATGAACGTAGAAAGAAACTAGAATACATGGATGTACAAGTCAATTTAGCAAAAGCACAATTGAAGCAGTTAGATGATGGTTATGATTCGTCAGAAGAACAAACTGTAATTATTGATGACATTCCGTTAGTTGAAAGCGAGGCTGGTTCAAATGGCATTAATGGCCAAGAAACAAACTCAAATTAAGACTACGGACTTGATTAACCCACATTTTTATAAGATGTGGCACACACAATGTCCGTATGTTTTGATGAAGGGCGGACGTGGATCGTTTAAATCATCTGTTATTAGTTTGAAACTTGCTACTGAAATGAAGAAACACACGCAAGCAAAACATAAGGTTAACGTTGTTTGCATGATGAGTCAGCACAAGTATTTACGTGATGCGGTTTATCTGCAAATCAAATGGGCGTTAAGTATGTTGGGAGTTTCTAACGAGTATAGGTATCGCATGGCTCCTTTAACGATCATTCATAAGCGTACAGGGTCAGCGTTTTACTTTTATGGCGTTGATGATCCATTGAAACTTAAATCTAATGCGATAGGCGATATTATCTCATTGTGGTATGAAGAAGCTGCTAACTTTCAAAGCAGTGAAGTATTTGACCAAACAAATGCTACGTTTATTCGCCAACGCTCTAAGTATGTGGACCAAGTAAAAGTTTATTATTCGTGGAACCCGCCAAAAAATCCATACGATTGGGTCAATGAATGGGTAGAGAAATGTAAAGAGCTGGATGATCATTTAGTAGACCATTCAACTTACTTAGATGATGAATTAGGTTTTACCGATCCGCAACAACTTAAACTAATAGAAACTTACCGCAAGAATGATGAAGACTATTACAAGTGGCTCTATCGTGGCGAAGTCATTGGATTAGGGACTCATATCTATAATATGAATCATTTTAATCCATTAGATCAAATACCTGATGATGACTACATAGTGAATCTTTATTTCTCAATCGATAGCGGGCACCAAGTGTCAGCTACAACGTGTGGTTGTTATGCATTAACTAGAAAAAAGAATGTAATCTTATTAGATACGTATTATTACAGTCCTGCAGGTAAAGCAAATAAGAAAGCGCCAACTGAACTATCAAAAGATTTGCATGATTTCATAGATCGTTGTCAGACTGAATATGATAAATATGCCTATCAAATTACGATTGATTCGGCAGAAGGCGCATTAAGGAATCAATATTATCTAGATTACAATGTCCGATTACACACTGTAGCTAAAGCTAAAAAAGTAGACATGATTGATCACGTTCAAAGCTTACTTGCACAAGGTAGGTTTTTTTATTTGGAAAAAGAAAGCAATAAGATATTTATTGAGGAACACAAAAAGTATCAATGGGACGAAGACACGTTGAACAGTGATGATCCAAAAGTTATTAAAGAGGATGATCACTCTTGTGATGGTTTTCAATATTTTGTACGTGATAATCTTCAAGACTTAGACCTGAAATGGTAGGTGAGAAAATGGGAGTATTCCAAACGATTAAAAGTATATTCAAGAGAGGAGTTGATAGCGTGAATATGAGTTATACTGGTCGTGATATTGCTAAGGTAACGGATCATCCTAAAATAGGGATTGATTCAAGAGAATACGATCGGATTGCAAGAAACTTTAGGTACTATTCCAATCTATTTCCTGATATACAATATCGTAATTCATACGGGGAAACACAGAAAAGAGAATTTAAGTCCCTAAATATCACCAAGACAGCTTCTAGACGGTTAGCGAGTATCATCTTTAATGAGAAGTGCAAAGTAGCACTAAAAGACAAGGAGGAGCAAGCAGAAGCTTCGAAAAGCATCCAATCAGCTGTAGAGTTCCTAGATAAAACACTTTATGACAACAATTTCTACAATCTATTTGAGTTGAACCTTGAAAAAGGGATTGCTGCAGGCGGCTTTGCAATGCGTCCTTACGTTGACGGTGACAAGATCAAAATTTCATGGATCCGTGCGGATCAATTCTATCCGTTGCGATCAAATACTAACGAAGTAAGTGAATGCGCCATTGCAACAAAGACCATTCAAACAGAAGGTGACGTGAATTACTACTATACGTTGCTAGAATTCCATGAATGGCAAGATGATAAGTATGTTATCAGTAATGAGCTTTATAAATCTGATAACGATAATATTGTTGGTAAACAAATTTCATTAGCGGTTCTTTATCCTGATTTGGCTGAAACTGTCACATTAGAAGGATTGAAAAGACCGCTTTTTGCATACTTTAGAACACCTGGTGCGAATAACAAATCGTTAGAAAGTCCATTGGGCGCTGGTATTGTCGATAACTCAAAAGAGATTCTGGACACAATCAACACAACGCATGATCAATTTGCTTGGGAAATTCAGTTAGGTCAACGACGTGTTGTTGTTCCTGCAGAGTTTCTTAGAGTAGATCAATTGCGCCCGCCGCTGTTCGACACTGATCAGAATGTTTTTGCTGGTGTGTATGGTGCTGAAAATATCGGGGTTAAGGATATCACTACACCTATTCGGACGGTTCAGTATAAGGATGCTATTAGTCATCTGATCAAAGAGTTTGAGGTGCAAGTAGGGCTATCAGTTGGTTCAATGAGCTACGCTGATGATGGTTTAAAAACAGCAACTGAAATTGTCTCTAATAACTCAATGACGTATCAAACACGTTCTAGTTATTTGACAATGGTTGAAAAAGCCATTAATGAATTAATCCATTCGATTTTTGAATTGGCAGGTTATGCAGAACTCAATTCAACTGGAAAACCATTGTTTGAAATAAATTACGATGATTATAAAGTCGATATCAGTTTTGAAGATGGTATTTTTGTCAACCAAGATAAACAACAAGAAGATGATTTAAAAGCTGTGGTTGCTGGCGTGATGCCAAAGAAACAGTTTCTTATCCGTAATTACAATCTAAGTGATCAGGAATTAAAAGAATGGTTGGATGACTTGAAAGAGGAAATGCCTGAAGCAGGATCAACCGAACGTCGTAGTCAAGATGCGTTATTCGATTTAGGTGATTAATTATGATTACACCAGAAAAAATGCAAAAGGCCGCAAACTCAATTATCAATATCTATTCAGAACTGGAAGACCGAATCTTTAACATCATAATCAAAGCGTTAAAACAATCTCGTTTTCAAGATGTAGCTAAAGAAGATGTGCTTTTGTGGCAAGTAAATCAACTTTCTAAAATGGGTACATTAAACGATAAAGTCATTGATTTGTTAGCACGATATACAGGAGAGACTCAAGAAGCGATTGAACAATTGATTAAAGGAAACGGCGTGAAGATCGTTGATGAAATAGACCGTGAGCTTGAGCGAATGGTGCATAAAAGTATTCCTGTGTCTGACGACGTAAACAAAATTCTAGACTCTTTGGTTCGTCAAACTTTCCAAGACTTAAATAATAATGTCAATCAAACGCTGATCACTACTAATTTCAATGAGAATGCAGTCATGAGAGCTTATCAAGCAATTCTCAAACAATCAACCATCGAATCTATGACAGGTCTTAAAACGCATGAGAAAGCCGTGAAAGATAACGTCTATAAAATGGTAGATATGGGAATTAAGTCAGGCTTTGTCGATAAAGCTGGTCGTGAGTGGTCAATGGAGGCTTACTCGAGAACAGTGATTCAATCCACCTCACACAGAACATTCAACGATTTACGATTGCAACGAATGGAAGACTTTGACTGTGTTACTGCATTGATGAGTAGTCATCCAGCAGCCCGTGAAGCGTGTGCGCCAATCCAAGGCGGATGGGTATTAACTGTGCCGAAGAATGAAGCACCAGAAGAATTCAAACATTTACCCTCTATTTATGATCACGGATACGGCGAGCCAAGCGGAACGCAAGGAATTAACTGTACACATATTCTTTATCCTGGCCGTCCTGATGTGAACACGAACAATCAGCCGCGATATGATCCAGAAGAAGTACAAAGAAATGCTGAGATCCAGCAAAAGCAAAGAAGATTAGAGCGTGATATTCGTTACCAGAAGAAGCGAATGAATGCGGCGTTAGAGTTGGAAGATCCCGAAACTGTCCAGATGTGCAAACAAGTGATTGCTAACAAACAGAAACAGTTAAGGGAGCTTATCAACGAACATGGGTTCTTAGTTCGTGATTACAGTAGAGAACAAGTACAAAGTTAATAATTTAAGCCCAGCAATCGCTAGTCTTTTTATTTTGCCCTGAATACGGCGTTAAACTGTTCAATCCATCGAGGGCGTAGCCTCGTTAAACAACGAAAGGATGAATGAAATGAAACGTGAAGAACTGAAAGAACTTGGCTTAACTGATGAACAGATTGGATCAATTATGGCTTTGCATGGTGTGACTGTGAACGAGTTGAATAGTCGGGTGTCTACCGCGGAACAACAGGCCACTCAATATCAAGAACAGTTAGAGAAAAACCAAAATGAGCTGAATGATTTCAAAGCAAATGCTAAAGGAAATGAAGATCTTACTAAGCAGTTAGAGGATTTACAGTCTAAGTTCGATGAAACGAAGACGAGTTCTGAACAACAAATTGCTGATCTTAAAAAATCATCAGCGATTGACTTAGCTCTAACACAAGCCGGGGCTAAAAACATTAAGGCTGCTAAAGCCTTGCTAGACAGCGAATCATTGGAACTGACAGACGAGGGATTAAAAGGATTAGATGAACAACTGGCCGCACTCAAAGAGAGCGACGGTTATTTATTTGGCCAATCTGAACAGGTTCCACCTAATCCCGATGGTAAGAAGGCTACCTTTTCTGGGAATGCTAGTTCTGCGCAAAACATTGAAGAAGATGCTTTTGCTAAAGCATTAGGGATTATGCCAAACAAAAATTAAATTGGAGGGAACAAAACATGGCAATTAATTACATCACAAAAGACAATGGAATTTTCGATCAAAAAATCACTCAAGGATTGTTAACGACGATCTTAGGTATTCCACAAGTTGAATTTGTGAACGGTGGTAAATCATTTACATTAACTACTATTTCAACTTCTGGTTTAAAAAACCACACACGCAACAAAGGATTTAACAGCGGAACTTACGGAAATGACAAAAAAGTTTATACAATGGGTCAAGACCGTGACGTTGAGTTTTACATCGATAAACAAGATGTTGATGAAACAAATCAAGATTTGGCAGTAGCTAATATCTCGAATGTATTTATTACAGAACACGTGCAGCCTGAAATCGATGCTTACCGTTTTTCTACTTTAGCTGCAGGAGCAGGCAAGACTAAGGAAGAAACAATTACTGAGAAAAATGCTTATTCTGCAATTAAAGCTGCAATTTTACCAGCTCGTAAATTTGGACCACAAAATTTAGTAGCGTTCGTATCAACGACCGTAATGGATGCATTAGAACGTTCTTCAGAATTTACTCGTAATATCACTAATCAAAATGTTGGGCAAACGGCACTAGAATCTCGGGTAACTTCTCTTGATGGTGTGTTATTGGTCGAAGTTTGGGACGATACTCGTTTCAAAACTAAGTTCGATTTCACTGATGGCTACGCTGCTGCCGCTGATGCACAAGACATCAATATCTTAGTTGTCGCTAAACAAGCAGTTATCCCCGTGGTTAAAGAAAACACTGTCTTCTTGTTTGCACCGGGCGAACATTCACAAGGCGATGGCTACTTATATCAAAACCGCTTATACCACGACTGCTTTATCAAAGAACAACAAAAAGAAGGTGTATCTGTCTCTTTGGCCCCAAAAGCTTAGCCCCATCCGGCGTAACTTTGAATAAAACAACAGCTACGCTAACGGTGGGATCAACAGAAACATTGTCTGCTACTGTATCACCAGAAACGGCAACTGATAAATCAGTCAAATTTACCTCTAGCGATGAAACAATTGCAACGGTAACGCCCATTCAAGGGAAAGTGACAGGAGTTAAAGCTGGTACGGCAACAATCACAGCGACAACCGTAAATGGTAAGACTGCTACGTGTGAAGTCACGGTAACCGCAGCAAGCGAAGGATAGCTACTAAACTATCCTTTTTAATTGAAAGGAGGCAGTTATGAGCTATCTTACGCACGATGAATATTTAAAATCAGGATTCAACAAAGTATCAGTTTCGGAGTTTGATGACTTAGAAAAATGTGCTGCACGTCAGCTTAATCGAGTGACAGGCGATTTTTACATGAGACATTCTTTAGCTGATGACACGTTCAAATATCGAGTGGATAAGTTCAAAATCGCAATGGCTGTCCAAATTGAATATTTGAAGTCAGTTGGAGTTACTTCGTTATCAGACTTACTAAATGCTTCCCCCTCAAGTGTCAGCGTTGGTCGTATGCGTATTGAATCTGGAAGCACGAATGCAGCAACAGTTGGCAGAACGATGGTTGCAACAGAGGCTTATAACGAGTTGATCTATACAGGACTTCTTTACAAAGGAGTTGACTATCGATGATTCCTTTAATGCCAAAAGAACTTTGTAACCAGTCAATTACTTTGAGGCTGCTAGATGGTCATGACAAATGGCAAAAACCTGTCTTTTCTGAACCAATCACGATTAATCATATGATCTTTCAACCTCAAACAGTGTACAGCGGTAGTAATAATAATCGGCAAGTGGTAGCCAACGCTATCGCTTTTTTGTTTGCTGGAGTATCTGATCCGATGCCAGTGATTAATAAAAATCATGTTGGGTCAAAGATTGACTTTGAAGGTGAGACTTACACTATCACGACGATCGTAGATAACCGTAATCCATACAGTAACGAAGTCTACTCGTATGAGTTGGAGGTGCTGTAATGCTACATGTTAAGGTTGAAAAAAATGGCGTCGATCGTAAGTTGTCAGTGATGAACATCAATTCAGCACTGTACTATATGACTGCTCAGATGCATCCAGACATGAACCTATATGCGCCAAAACGGCAAGGACATTTAAGAGACAAATCATTTGTTAACAAGAACCGAATCACATATACCGTTCCTTACGCTAAACCTCAATTTAGAGGGATCGTCAATGGTAGTAGAGTTAAGAATTATACAACGCCAGGGACAAGCCGACGTTGGGACCTCAGAGCAAAAGCTAATCATATGGATAGTTGGCGTAGGGCATTTATCAAAGGAGGAAACTTGTAATGGATTTATGGGAACGATTATCTGATTCAATAGATTCAATTCAGGGTCTTCCAATGCCATGCTCAATGGGGTTCCTTAATGGGGAAGACACGCTTTGTGTTTATTCGATGCCAGGTAGCCGAACAGTCGAAGAATACTTTGACGGTACGAAAGAGCGTGAAATGCTCTATGAGGTCGGATTTAACACGAAAGACCAAGAAAAAGCCAATCAAACTCTTTGGCTCATATCAAATCATTTAGACGAACTCTCAACTCTGAAGTCAGAAGATGAGAGCTTCGTCTTTTTAGGTATCGAAATAAGTGAGACTCCTTTTGTAAGCGAACAGGACACTCAAGGGAACTCAACTTATTTATTAGGTATCAAAATCACCATTCATCAATTCAAAAATTAGGAGGAAATTTAAATGGCAGAAAATAGTAAAGAATTTTTACTAAACTTTAAAAACAAATTGGAAATCGATACTTCAGGAAGTACAGATTTAGATCAAATCGCATCGGCTAAATTCGCACCATTAGCAGCAGGGATCACAACTATTACTCCGGCTGCAGCGGACACTACAGATGCATCCCCTTACTACGATGGAGAAGGATTCACTGATTCCACTGTAACTGGTAAAAATATCACGTTCCAAGTTGCGGGACACCGTGTATTTGGAGATCCAGCTCAAGATTATGTAGCGTCTAAATTCTTGTCAATCGGAGATGAATTACGCACGTTAGCACAATGGACTGATGCCAAAGGGAATAAGGTTCAAGCTGTTGTTACATTGACTGCTATTGTACCTTTCGGTGGTGCAGCTAATGCTAAACAAACGTTCAGCTTCACAATGGCATTCAACGGCAAGCCGAAATCGGTAGCAGCGGGGGAGTAATTAGCCCTACAAGCGTAACGCTTAATAAAACAACGTTATCGCTTGTTGTCGGGGCAACAGAAACTCTTGTGGCAACAATTTTACCAGCAAATGCTACAAATAAAAATGTGACATGGTCATCCGCTGATTCAACAATTGCGACCGTCAATACGACGGGTAAAGTTGTAGCTGTAAAAGCCGGAACCACGGAAATTACAGTTAACACAGTAGATGGTAATAAGAGTGCTAAATGTACTTTAACAGTTACTGAATCATAAAATTAGACAGATTAGAGCAGGTTAAACCCCATTATGGATACCTGCTCTTTTAATTTGGAGGAAAAAATAATGGCTATCAATAATGTAATTGATTTAGATGCAAAGTTATCATTAACCAAAACAATTAAAATCGCTGGCAAAGAATATGACATCACTATTTCAGATGAAGTAGATCAGGCACTGTCTGATTACTCGAATATTGAAGTGAGTGTTCAGTTGCGCGATATGGCGAACAAACTTGAACAACTGGACGAAGTTGAGACAACAACAGCTGATCAGTTTAAGACCTTTACTCAAATTGAGGTTGACAACTTGCGCAGCGGAGCTTTAAAAGCCTTGGATGCAGTATTAGGTAAAGGTGAAGGCCAGCGTGTTTACGAACACTACGGTAAAAGTACAAAGGCCGTTATCACGATTATTGGACTTCTAGAAACAGAGTTAAATAAGCTGATGGTCGAACGAAAGAAAGCAGCAGACAAACATTACAGCAACCGTCACAAAAATAATAAAAAGAAGTGATCTGATTGTTTGATTTAATTGATGATTTAGAGACAAGCATCTTAATTGATGATATTGAAATACCAATCGATCTTTCTTTCGATACAGTTCTTAAATTCTATGAGTTGTTAGAAGACAAGAATCTCAAATCTTTTGAAAAGATATACAAAGCTTTCGACCTCTTTTATTTCGGTGACGATAATTTTGCTAAGAGATTTACCTTTGACCAAAAAAGTAAATTTGTGGAAGACATCAGCAACTACATTCAAAAAAATGCTTATGGCAACTCTGAAAGTGATGAATCATTCGAGACTGACGGGCAACCAGAAAAACTATATTCGTACTCACAAGATGCTGGTGCAATCTATGCGTCTTTTTTTGCGGATTATGGAATCGATTTGCTGACTCAAAGAGGAAAGATGCACTACTTAACGTTCAAAGCGTTACTGGCTGGATTGAGTGAGAAAACACACTTTCAACGCATCTTATCTATTCGCTCAAGAAGTGTTGCTGGCTTAGAAGGGGAAGCATTAACGGCTTTGTTAGAACTGCAAGAATACTATGCGATTGATTCTGAAAAGACTGTAAGCAACTTAGACAATCAGCTTGGAAGCATGTTCGACATGTTAGCTGCACAAGCTAAAAATTAATTAAATACACAATAAATGGAAAGGAGGAAAATGAATGGCAGCAGATGCAACAATAAATATTGATGTAATGCTCTCTAACCTTCCGAATTTCAAAAACGACGTCTCTTTCGTTGATGACGTTCTGACGAAGCTAGGAATGAACACTGGATCAAAGATGGATGATTCATTCAAAAATGAAACGACAAAGATAGAAACAATTGCTAAGTCTACAAAAAAAGATGTAGACAATACTTTTGATAATCCAGTTAAGTTCACTATCAAAGCGGATAACTCAGATGCTGAAAAAGATGTCAAAGAAACAAAAGCTTTTTTGAAAGATATTCCGAAAAGCAAGATCACTGAACTCAAAGCAGATAACGATGGCGCTAGCTTAAAGATCAAAGCAACTAAAGAAGGTATTAGTGAAATACCTAAACAAAAAGAAACTATTTTGAATGCTGATGCCACTCAAGCAAAGTCTGAAACAAAAGAACTTGGGGAAACTGCTGAACGAACAGAATCGAAGTATATGAGCTTAAAGGACAAGCTTTCTATTGGTGCAATTGCTGGAGTTGCTTCAAGTGCAATTCAAGTAATCACAGGTAGTTTTAGCGATCTTATTGGTGAATCTGTAGAAGCCTCTGACTCAATTGATAAGTTCAAATCAACAATGAAATTGGGCGGATTCGGAGAAAAAGAAATTGGCGAAGCAACTAAAATCGTTCAAAAGTATGCGGATGATACCGTCTATGATCTAAGCACAGTTTCTAACACGACAGCTCAATTAGCGGCTAATGGCATTAAAAACTACACCGAGTTGACTCAAGCAGCAGGTAACTTAAATGCTCAAGCCGGTGGTAATGCTGAAACGTTCAAATCTGTAGCAATGGTCATGACACAAACGGCAGGAGCGGGAAAATTAACAACAGAAAACTGGAATCAGTTGGCTGATGCCATTCCGGGCGCTTCTGGCGTACTTCAAGAAGCAATGAAGAAAAACGGTGCTTTTACTGGGAACTTCCGTGAAGCAATGGAAAAAGGCGAAATATCTGCTGATGAATTCAATACAGCCATTACTGAATTAGGTATGAATGATGGTGCTATCGAAGCTGCTAAATCCACCTCAACTTTTGAGGGTGCAATTGGTAATTTACGAGCCAATATCGTAGGCGGTATAAATGACATCATCAAGCATTTAGGCAAGGATAAGCTTACAGGTATTATCAATGGCGCATCTGATTCAGTCGTTGGATTATTCCGGCATGTTTCTGATGTGTTTTCTTATCTGGACAAAAACAAGTCGACGATTGGAAATATCACAGGGAACGTTAAAGATTTAGCAAAAGCGTTAGTCTCAGGCGCTTGGGATCAAGGAAAGGATATTCTCCTTGCCGTCGCAGATATGTTCGGCTTGATCGATGATAATACAAAGAAAATCAAAGATCCTCTCAAACAGGTGGATAAAATCATTGAGAACCTAGCTGACAATAAAGATAAAGTTGAATTACTGGGTAAAGCACTTGTGACTATGTTCGCAGTTAAAAAAGGTTTTGAATTCATTTCGATGATAAAAGATGCTAAAAAACACTTATTAGAATTCACTGCTATTGAAAAAGCAACTAGCTTTTTAAGTGGAGGACTAGGAAACACCACAAAAGCAGGAGTGACTCAAACAGTTACGGAGACGGCAGCTACTGTAGCTCCTGCCGCTGTTGGTGGAGCAGGTGTTGCAGCGAAACTAGGCTCTTTAGTTACAGGTCTTGCTAAACTGACACCGGTTATAAGCGTGCTAGCAAGTGTACCAGAGCTGTTTAAAGAAGGATCTGCTGGTGAAAAAGCTGGAGGATTTCTTGGCGGCATCGGTGGTGGGCTTGGTGGCGCTAAGCTAGGTGCAACGATTGGAACACTGATAGCTCCTGGAATTGGAACAGCGATAGGCACAGTGCTAGGTGGCGCGGCGGGCCAGTTCGCCGGCTCGAAATTCGGTAGTGGGTTTGTTGGTAGTTTGCAAGAATCTCTAAACGGGAAACCGTTGAAGCCTAAAGTCAAAAAAACCAAGGCTGAAATCGAGGTAGGAATAGACGAAAAGAAAATCAGCAAAAAGATTACCCCTGCAATTAACAAGTTAAATAAAGAACTTCTTATTAAGATGGGAATTGATACTAAGAGTGCTCAAAAAGCAAAAAAAGAATCCGACAAACTTTTTGAAGAGATGGGCAAAGACATCGATGATTACTATGACAGCAAACAAAAAAGATCTAAAAAGGATCTAGATTTACTTGTTAAACAAGGGGTTATGACACGTAAAGAAGCTGATAAACTCCTAAAAAAAGAACAAGAAAACAATGATGCTTCCAAAAAAAGTAAAAAAGATGCGCTCATAAAAATGCAGACGACTGTCAACGAGTACTACAAGAAGGTTGAAGAAATTCAAAACGATTCTAGTAAGAGTGAGGAGCAAAAGAATAAAGAATTAAACAAGCTAAGAAAACAGTTTGTTAAGGACTATGTTGCTGATCAATTTGCCATGAACGGAAAAGCGGTTGAAGCAATCGAAAGCGGAGCTAAAGAACAAGAAGATTTGCTTAAACATCTTCGTAAACAAAAAGGTAAATTAAACGCTAAAGATTTAGAAGCCACTCAAGAAGAAGCTGACAAACTATACGATGCCTCTGTTAAGCCTGCTAAAAAAGCTCGGGACGATATTATTACTGCGGCTGACAAAAAGTACAAAGAGACTGTTAAAGCAGCTAAACGTCAGCGAGATGAAACGGGTACTCTTTCACAAGAACAGTATGAGAAAGTTGTAAAAGAAGCAAGAAAGCAACGTGATGATACCCATACCGCTGCAAAAAATCAATACAAAGAAGTAACTTCTAAAGCAAAAGAGCAACATGACAAAGTTAGTGGCGAAATCAGCGCTCAAAAATCTTCAGTTGTGCGAAATGCCCAAGAGCAAGCTAGAGAACACAAAGGTGCTGTTGATGGTGAAACAGGTGAAGTTGTAGGCTCTTGGGATGAAATGAAAACAAACATGGGATCCATTGTTGAAGGTGTCGCACACAGTATTGGCCATTTGATACATGCACTGAATAAAGACTGGGGAAACGATCTTATTGAATACAAATTCGGTGCACATGCAAAAGGTTCTAGTGGATTGACCGAAGACGAAATTGCTCTGGTTGGAGAAGAAGGATTCGAGCTTGCTCATCATCCATCTAAAGGTATTTTCCCTGTGGGTGTTAGCGGTCCAGAAATTCGTCCTCTGCAAGCTGGTACTTCAATTTTACCCCATCATATGTCTAAAGAATTCTTGGCAATGACAAAGGGGCTACCCGCACACAAAGACGGTGTCTGGGGTACTATCACGAATATGTTTGATTGGGTTAAAGATAAAGCTAAAGATGTATGGTCTTTCGTTTCAGATGGTGCCGGCAAAGCTTATGATACGATTGCTGATAAACTTGGCGTCTCTGACTTTTTAGATAACCTTGGTGATTCAGCTGAATATAAAGTTGCTGCAGGTGGTATCTCTAATATAAAAGATAAGATTATCGAATACGCACAAAACTTCTTTGATAAGTTTAATGAAGAAAATGGAGGCGGCAGTTTCGACGGGGCGATGGCTGACAATGTCTATAAATATTTAGTAGATATTGCAAACCAAGCCGTTAGGAAATTCGGTATGAGCGGGATTACTTCAGGTTACCGACCAGGTGATCCTTACGATCACGGGAAGCATCAAGCGATTGATATTGCTTATCCGTCAAGTATGAATGGTTCAAGCAAATATTTTGATCCTGCAAACTGGGTATTTGAGAATTTTGCCGATAAAGTTGGGTATGTTATCACACAAGGGAAAGTGCGTGATAGAACTGGACAATCGGGTCAACCAGCAACTGGTTCATGGGAACCATGGCCAGATAATGATCATTACGACCATTTGCATATCACTGGTAAATTAGGATCAGGAGATATTTTCAAAGCAGGAGGCGGTAGTTCTCCTGCTGGTTCAGGTGCTGAAAGATGGCGAAGCCAAGTAATTGATGCTGCAAAAATGGTCGGATTTCCAACAGATAAAGGGCATATAGACAGAATCATTAGTCAGATCCAAACAGAATCAGGCGGAAATGAGAAAGCTGTTCAAGGTGGTTATACAGATATTAATACCATTACTGGAGACTTAGCAAAAGGATTGATGCAAACAATTAGTGCTACTTTCAATGCTTATAAGATGCCAGGTCATGGCAATATTTTTAATGGATATGATAGTATCTTAGCCGGTTTAAGATATATCATGGCTCAATATGGAACAGGTGCTGGCTTCTTTGCAAATATCGGAATGGGGCATGGTTATGCTGATGGTGGAGAAATAAATGGTCCTGAATTAGCATGGATTGGGGAAGACCCTGCTTATCCAAAAGAATTTATGATAAATCCTGCTAAATCTTCTGCAGATGACTTGATTATAAAAGCAATCCGCTCGAGGGAACAATTTAGACCTGCTTCAGCAAATAATGTATCAAGCAATTCGAGTGGATTTTTAACAAGCGAAATTTCAGAAAGTTCACTTCAGAAGCTGTCTCAAGCTTTGAATAATCGTCCAGTTGAGGTAATTAGTCATCTAGACGGTAAGAAAGTCAGCAAAAGTGTAGATGAATATACTGGTTCATCATTAGCAAGAAAACTATATACGAGAGGAAAGAATTTCAATGGATGATAAAACATCAGTATTTCTCCAATTTAGTACAGGTAAATTTGACTTACTAGCAAATTGCCGAATAAAAATCATTGATATAAAAATTGGGATGCCAGTACCTAAAAATGAATTTTCTTCTTATGCAGGTTCAGTAGGAAAAAAGCTGCTGACACACTCATTTGATTCTTTTCCTATTACTTTTGAATTTGATTATTTTGCAGACAATCTAAATGATCTTATTTTGACTGAAACAGAATTGAGAGAACTATTTAATAAAGAAGCTGAATACTACTTTATCTATACGAAAGAACCTGGTAAAAGATACCCAGTGATCGTTGAGAGTATGACTGTAACCAAAAAGGCATATTTTAAAGGAAATTGCGTTGTATCATTTTCTGCCTATAAAGGATATTCTGAATCGATGGCAACGACTTTATCTGATTTCAGTTTGGATGAGGATTGGCAGTTTTCTCAAGGTCTAGTTTCTGAAGATTTTAGTTATACACACAATACTAGTTTCTTTAAGATTTTTAATGCTGGCAGTTTTGAAATTGATCCGAGAGAGTCAGATTTACGTATTACCCTCGAAGGAGAATCAGAAGGAAATGTGACTATTTTCAATAAGACCACAGGCGATCGTTTCATTTATCATCCTTCTCTCTCAACTAATTTAGGGCAGACGTTAGTTTTGGATGGTGTATACCCAAAATTGAATGGTGTAAGTTGTGGTATTGATACAAACCATGGACTAATCACTTTAGCTGAAGGGGTCAATGAAATCGAAATTCAAAATATTACTAGAGTGAAATCTTCTTGGGATTTCCGTTTCTTGTATAAGTAGGTGATACTTTGAAAAACATATTAATACGTAATTATGAAGAAACGAAAGAGGAAATCCTTATTAACTACGATAAGGATTCTTTTTCTGTCTCGTGGCAACAAAATGAAACGTGGGAGTTATCTGTGACTGTACCAGAAACAAAAAGGAATCAAATAACCTTTGATTTAATTGACTATGAAAACTATGTTGTTTTTGATGGTCAGCAGTATTCAATCAAGCAGATGAGACCATATGCTTCTGGTAGCCAAATCTATAAAGATGTAGTAGCAACTCATGTCTATTACACTATTCAAGATGGATGGCAATATGACACCATATCTGGAACAAAATCAATCAATGATCTTCTGACTCATATTTTTAAAGCTGGAAACCGAGGATTTAGTTGGGAAGTTGTAGATCCCAATAATGTATTTTTAAAAAAGGAGCAGGAGAATTTTGGAAATGATAATTATTTAAATCTTATTAATGAAATTTTGGAAGATTACGGTGCAGTTGTGATACCAAACAATAAGCATTTAGTATTTTACCCCATTTCAGATTATGGAAATATAACTGAGCAACAAATCCGATATAAATATAATACGGATGAAGTGTCGTTTGATATTGATACTTATGCTTTGAAAACACAAATTAAAGGATTTGGTAAGAAAAAAGAAGATGACTCATATTATTTTAATCCAGTTACTTATACTAGTCCCGAGTCACAGAAATGGGGAATCAGAATACAAAACCCTATAGAAGACGAACGTTACACTATTCAAAATAATATGATTGAATATCTAAAACAACAGTTACACGACTATCCAGATGTTTCAGGATCCGTAACGCTAAAATGGGCCGTATCTCTTAACAAAGGGGATAAGGTCCTTTTTGTTTATGAACCTTTGAATATAAGTACCTACATTCAAGTTGTGGGAATTACTGATTATCCAGCTATCCCTAATAAAGCGCCAGAGATTGTATTATCAAATACCAAGAAAACAATCACTTCAATACTGGCAAATCTTGCTAAGAAAGGACTGATGTAGATGGGGCTTGTTAAACTAATATCAAATAATATCGCTTTAAAATGGAAAGAAACATTCAATAAAAACGTTGATTATCTGAACAGTCTTGAAAAGAAATTATCTGATCAAGACAAATCAACGAACAGTCGTATTGATAATCTCGTGCTTCATTCAGGCGGTGATTCTCCTAACGAAGTAGTGGATGCACGTGTAAATAATAAGGGAGAAATCTTTGATACATTACACGGCAGATTATTAGAACATGAAAACCTGTCGGACGAACAAATTAGTGAACTGAATACAAACATGGATAGTCAAAAAGAGCAAATTCAACAATTGAACAAGGCTGTCCAACAAATTATCGGCGGATATAGTGAACCAATTAATATCTATGTTTCAAAAGATGGTAGTGATAAAATCGGCGAAGGTACAGAAGAAAAGCCATATGCTACTATTCAAACAGCTGTGAATACCATTCCGTTGATAACTGCTGCTCCGATCACTATTTGGATTGATGATGGTGCTTATTTGGAAGACGTGGTAATTAATGGGCTGTCTTATCGTTCCTTAATGATTAAACCAATAAATGATATAAGTAGTATAAACCCCTTAACTTCGGATTTGCCAGTAAGAGTAAGGAGTTTAGCGACAACCGCGTGTGTAGGTTACACGCAGATTTCTGGTATCCAAATAGTTGATACTGTAAACGCTCCGATAGATCCAAGTGGTAACCGCTACGGAATCATGAACGAGCAATCTGGCTATATGGCGATAAATAAATGTAAATTTTCTGAGAATACAAAATCTTTGGGATACAATGCAATTTATGTTGGTGGCGTATCGAAATTAAACATGTATGGTAATACTACATTTATTAATCAAGATGTCGCTTTGCGTGTAAGGCTTATGTCAGAAGCATTAGCAGGTCTAAATGGTTCAGGAAATAACATCGGTATTAAATGTGAAGATGCTACGGTTAGAGGTACGGCTTCCACAGTATTTGCAACTACACCAACAAGCATCAGTGGCAATGGGCTAATTATTTCCAAAGGGCAGGTGTTAAGCTGATGGTTTATAAAATGAATGAATCGATCATTGTGATCCAAGCAGAAGCAATCAATCCGATTCAGACAAATGTTGTTTTTTGGTCGCATGATCGAGGAACAGCTAAGCTTCGAATGAAGTTAGTTCGGAAAAACGGCATCCCTCAAAGCTTACCCGAAGGAACTACGGTTCCTATTCGTCTGATATTTAAGTCTGCAACGGCAGAAGGGGGTTATGGAAAACATGACTATCTTGCCACCATTGAAGATCGTGTGAATGGCATTGTTTCTATCGTATTAGAAGATAATATTTTAGGATACGTCGGTAAAGTAGAAGGTAGCGTATATATTGATTTTCCAGACGACCGCTCGTTAGATACAGCTGGTCGTTTTACTTTTGACATCAAACGCAGTCCAATCGATGATAGTACGCCAGAACTAGAAGATTATTATTTCAATGGCTTCAGTCAGACAATCGATAAAATCGAAAAAATTCTAGCTGATGGGAAGCAAGAGATTGAACAGAAAATTGCGGAATCCGAAACGCAGATTGATGCGAAAGTAAAAGACGCAAATGACAAAATCGATGAGTTTGCTGATAAGATGAATAGTCAATGGGACAACTGGAATAAGTTCGTGCAAGATTCTAAAGATGTACTAGAAAACATCGATCCTAATGGAGCATTGCTTACAAAATTAAATGAAACCAACAAAAATCTAGATCAGCGTGGTATTAATGTTTTGACTCTTGGTTTGAAAAATGATGGGATCACAGATAATTATGATAAGTTAACGGAAATAGCATCTACTTTGTCCAGTGGTTCAAAATTGTTTTTTCCTGCTGGCAAATATGTGCTTTCAAATAATTTCCCTTTCAGAAAACAAATTCATATAGAAGGCATCAAACCTAAATATGAAAATGGAGATTTAGTTGATGGAACTGTATTTACTGGCGGTGGTGTCTATTTCAGAGCGGGATCAAGTGGTTCGACTGTGAAAAACGTTGGTGTCATAAACAAAAACAAACCAAACGGTTTTGATATTCGAGAAGAAATTAGTAATATTACCATAGATAACTGTATCACAATAGCACGTGATCACGGTTTTTTAATTGAATCATATACTGGACTAGTTAAAGATACTACAGTATCGAATTGCCAGACACATGATGGAATACATGGTTTTATATCAAAAGCTCAAAATACTAATTTTATTAACTGTCAAGCTAACAAACATTCTAGCTGGGGATTCGGAGCAATAGCTGACAATATACCTGCGTCTGATAGAAAAGGAGAAGCAATCAACAATAAAATTTCAGATTGTCGAGCAATAGAATGTGGTGTAGGCTTCAGTCAATATAAACGTGACTATTTTAGTAACGTTGGTGACTTAAGCTGTGTCGGGAATCAATTTTCAAATTGTTCTGCAATAGACTGTACAGTTCCGCTAAGTTTAGGTGATGCAGTTGGAGATACTGGGGGAGGTAAATATACCAGTTTTCCGGTAGCTGACACTACAATTGTTAATTTCAATGAAACGGGATCAGCAAGTCCAGCTAGAGCGTATCAAACAATCAATCTAAATATTTCTGGCATTAGCTTATCACAGAATATGACTCTCCGAAGAGATGCAAATAATGTTGACGTCGCAATTAGCTCTGTGACTGGTGGGAAAGCAGGGCAACTATTTGATATACAAGAATTAGAAAGAGGATCAGTTCCCTCGCTTAAATTCGGAAGATATTTTCGAACTAATAATTCTGAAAAAATGATAATTGCTGATTTCAAAGATGGTAAAGACGGCGAGACTTATGAAATTAATTTATGGGATAACAACACAACTATTAAAGGTTCTTCTACGGTATTTTTATTAGGGCCTTCAATAGCTGGTCGAGGCAGCTCGATTCGTTTTAAATACCAAGATGGCGTATACTTTGAAATTTCTCGTGGAATGCCTATGACTAGATTCTTAAATCTAAATTATCAAAATGCTTCTAATTTAGATATTTCAAATTATAATTTCATTGATATTTATGGTTCCGGTACAATGACGAATAAAATAAAAATATTATCACCGGAACGTTCTACTGCTGTTATCACTGTTTTAGTGCGTTCATCCTCTGGCACATTTAATTTTGGTGGTTTTGATGAAACACAATTTGTGGTTCCAGATGATTTATCCAAAACAGTTTCATTTGGAACTGGCTTTATTACTCAATGGGCTTGGATGGCTGCGGTAGGAAAATACGTATTAGTAAGTAAAAATAACACAAAATACTCATAGCAGAATATTTACACGTATGATATATTATTTTTATAAGACTTTTACGAGGTGTAATATGAAGAAGAAAACGGGATATATGACAGTTGTCGTGGTTGCTTTAACTAGCTTTTTAATTATTTCAGCTGGGTTTATTAAAACAAAAGTAGAACAAAATAATTTAGAAGCTAAAGTTGGTAAAAACAAAACGCTAACGTCAACTAATGGAACGGATAATCTAAAACAAGATCGTGGTAAAATTGTATATTCTCCGATGGGAGATTCTCTTACAGAAGGATACTTTGCAACTTCATCGGATAAGCGATTTGTAGAAGTATATGCAAAAATGCTAGAGGATAAGTTAGGTTATCAAGTAGATGTACAGGGAGTAGCCGGTTATGGTGGGACTAGTATAAATGGAATCAACGGTCTAGAAGAAATAAAATCTCAAAGTCCCGATTTAATTACGATTGAATTTGGGACTAATGATGCAGATCCAGCAAATGGTTCTGACATCGAAACATTTAAAGCGAACTTAGACACGATGATTCAAACGGTGTCGACCATTGGAAATAAGAAACCAAAAATTATTTTAGTTACGACTTGGAATCAGGGAGACAAAGCTATTCCGTTTGATAAAGCTATCAAAGAAGCGGGTAAAAAATATGATTTACCAGTAGCTGACATTTCAAATATTTGGAAAGACAGTTCTACCAAAGGGCCAGAAGGTGTACAAACATTTAAAGGCTTAAGTGACAATTGGCATCCAAATGACGAAGGAATGCAAAGGATAGCTGAGAAAATATACGATGTATCTGAAAACACATTAAAATAAAATGCAAAGCGTACTCAAACGAGTGCGCTTTTTATTTTGCAATGAAAGGAGGCTAGTTGGTTGAAAGACGAAGCAATACAAGACGTGGTAGAACGCTTAGTGCGTATTGAAACGAAACTGGATAATTACGAATCATTACGCGAAAAAGCGGAAAGTGCAAAAGATAGAGCGGATCAGGCATACTCTATTGCGCTTAATAATGCGGAAGATATCAAAGAAATGAAAGCCAATAATAAATGGTCGTGGGGTTACATGATTGGTTTAGGCATTACGATCATTGGCTATTTCTTGACTAAATTGTAAAGGAGGTGAGAAGAAATGATTTTACCCGATAAGTATTATCAAGTCATTAAATGGACAGTTTTAACAGTATTGCCAGCTGCTTCTGTGTTAGTAGCAACGTTAGGGAAAGCCTATGGATGGAATGGAACAGATATGACAGTACTTACTATCAATGCAGTAGCAACATTTTTAGGCGTTATCACTGGTGTGTCGGCTTATAATTTGAAAAAATAGGAGGAAACAAATGAAAAAGAAAATTACTGTTACTGCGATGAGCCTATTAATGGCTCTTTTTTTATTGCCAATTAACGGGTTCGCCTATACGATTAATAATGAGTTTAATTTAGGTGTAAATGAAGGTAGCTCTCAAGTAGCAAATAATCAGTACATTTTACTGCATGAAACAGCAAACGAAACTGCAACAGGACGCAATGAAGCGCAGTATATGCAACGTTCATGGACTAGCGCTTATACTGCTTATATTGTGGGAGACGGCGGAATTGTTTATCAAGTCGGTCAACCTGGTTATGTACAGTACGGTGCTGGTTCGTATGCTAATGCCAATAGTCCTGTGCAAATCGAGTTACAACACACACATGATAAAGCGACTTTTGAAAAGAACTATAAAGTATACGTTGAATTGACAAGAGATTCAGCAATGAAATATGGTATTCCATTAACATTAGACACTCCTTATAACCAACCAGGAATCAAATCGCATTTATGGGTAACACAAAATATTTGGGGCGATCACACTGATCCTTATGGATACTTATCAGAAATGGGCGTAAGTAAAGAAAAATTAGCATATGATTTAGCTCATGGATTTACCGATGAAAATCCGACAACTTCTGAGAACAAGCCTGTCATTGATCCAACTAGAGCAGGTGCTGCAAATCCTACGTTGACAGATGGAACGAATTACGCCCACATTGATCAGTTCGGAGAAATCGAAAACGCAAACTTGCATGTGGCTGGATGGCACATTGCTAACTATAAATACGAGTATATTTTCATTATGGATTACAATACTGGGAAAGAATTAGCTCGAGTAAGAGCTGACGGAATTTATAGACCAGATGTAAACCAAGCTTATAATACTTCTGGAAATGTTGGTTATCATGTATCTTTCAATATGCGTAATTTCCCCAACAAGAAAGTATACGTCATGATGCGTGCAACGAATGATTCAGAAGGGAACACTAAAGGCGGAGCGCAAGATTTCCACGATAAACGGTGGTATTTAAATATTCCGAAACGATAAAAAATAGCCCCTCGATGAGGGGCAGTACTTGAAATCATATATAACATTTTTGTTACAAATTTAATGTTATGAATATCACAAAGTATTGTTTTAATATCATAAACGTTTAACTTGAACTTACGTTCCCTATGTGTTAAAGTGATTTTATAATCCTCAAAGATTATATCTGCTAAGAAGCCCAAAAGCTATTGTTTTTAGGGCTTTCTTTTGGTTTAATTAGTTTAGCAGATATAATTGAAAAGTGGGTATTATTTATGGCAAATTATTACGAAGCAGAAGTATCAGAAAAATTACCTGTAAAGTATATGGAAGACATTCAAATAAGAATAGTTGGACAGCAAATGAATAAAGCAGAAGGATACAACCTTAGCGAGGTATTAGCTACATTAAGTTCATTTGAAAACGCCTCGAAGAAGGTCTATTTGAGTCTAGTTGGAAAAAGCAAATTTTCACACGAAGATAAAGAATATTTTACAATAAGACTAATGGATGTAAGTGAAGGATCTTTTTTGTCTGAATGTAAAATAATATACAGCAGTGTAATTATTCCTTTAGTTCCTGTAGTTGTAGAAAATAAAGAAATAATCTGGAATACTGTTAAAGCCTCGTATGATTTTTTAAAAGCAAAATTAGTTGCAAAGAGGGAGGGAAAAGAAGTGAACGTAAATCAAACAGCTTCAGAACAAGGTGTAAATGTTTACGTTGATCGAAATACAGGTGATAATTTAACTATAAATGTATATCCCGGAATCCCTGAGCAGGCGATAAAACTTGTTCCTGAATTTACTAGAATTTCTAAACAGATTGACGGTCAAAAAGTTAGTTCTATTGAGCTTTCAAGCATTGACAACTCAGTACAAAAAGATGCAATTCTTTTTGATCAGCAAGACAAAGAAATCTTCTCTAAAAGAACATTTACTGAAGATAGTATATTTTCATTAAAAGGGAAGATAATTGATGGGGCGTATAGTAAGTTAAGTGGTCGGATTCAGGTAACAGAAGCTGATACTGATTTAGTTAAAGTTGGTGATTCTTATAGATTCACTGTAAATTCTAATTTAAGGGCAGAAAAAAAGTGGAAACAAATGTTTCTTGAAGAAAGACCTTATTATTGTAAAAAAAGAGTCGAGTATGATCCTTCAAGCGAAGAGGTTTTAAAAGTTTTAGAAATAATAATAGTCGATTGGGATGAAAATAAATGGGTTTCTTAATTAAAAAATTATTTTGTATTTAAAAAATTTTGTATAGAAAACTTTTCATTTTTATCTCAACTTGCCTATTTTATACCCTTAGCTCAGTTGGTTAGAGCAGACGGCTCATAACCGTCCGGTCGTAGGCTCGAGTCCTGCAGGGTACATTAATGTAGCCAATTGAATCGTTCTGTGTTAGAAATTTTTGAAGAGTATTATACAAGCTAAAGCTTTTCTCCATTGCCACTCAAATGAGTGGCTTTTTTATGTATTCTTTTATGGATTAATGAAAGGATGTTTCACATAGTTATACTTCTGTATATTTGAAAAGTTTTACTTTGACTTTTAAAATAGAAAGACATTTGGGTTAAATTGTGAGATAATAATAAAGAAGAGTTTAAAGCGTTCCCCAAAAACCACTCCCCCATAAGTGCGTTACGCTTTAAACTCTTTTATATTTGAAGCCATTAAAAAGCATACCATATAACTGTAAAAAATAATGGGAAAAAGACTTATAATTGGAGTGATAGTTAATTAGTGACTTATTTTTGATTTTATAGCACTGATACTATAAAATATAGATATCATCATATTACACAATCTTAATACCAACTTAAAAAATATCTCCTTTCATAAGTATGGTGATAAAATCCGTTCCGGGCTACCTTTTTAGGTAGCCTACTTTAATCTTTATACCTTTCTGGATCAACGAAAGTATACTTTATATAGTCATAACGCCGATGATCGCTTCGTGCGTCTGGCACGTCAGTCACGACATCAAACAAAAAGTATACATCCTTCTTCATTCTAGTTTTCGCAGCAGGAATTTTAAAGTAGTTCTTATTAGAATAGTAGAGATTGATTAATAAGCTTTCTTCGATTGCTAAAAAGAAAACTTCTGAATCCCATACTTTATAAAAATCTTTGATAAATCTATTCGAAGGATCAAATTTAAACCATAATTGTGTCTTTCCTTCTATTAAAATATCTTGGTTATAGGCATCTTCTTTGAAATTTAAGGTAATTGATATGTATCCCGACCAAATATTAGGGTTGTTAGAAATTAAAGATCCTAGTCCTAGTGATAATAAAATACCAGATAATTATACAGCGCAACAGTATATTGAAGATATTTACAATGTTAGATCTGAAATACAAAGAGTTCTAGATAGAATTGAAAATGAAATTGGTAAGATAATGATGGAAATGGAAAGATCGTGATAAAGTTTTTGTTACTATTTTTAATAATGCAGCAAAAAAATATTGCCACCATTTTGCCACCGATGACTGAGGTTTTCTCAGGTGTTTTGAAATGACCTAAAGATAGAAGAGATTATTTAGTTCCTTTATAACCTTTAATACTAGAAGCTTAGAGACTATCTTAGATTAATAGAGAATAGTACAGTTAGATTATTGCGAAAAGAAGCCTTCATGGCCGTTCTGAAAATGGACGAAGAAGAAAGTAAGAAGTAGTAAGAGGTCTATTTGACAATACTGAAAAAAATACCATATTTACATGGGTTTGCCACCGGAATGTCACCGGTGGTTTTTTTGTTGGTAAAATTCTCCATGATATCTACCATTTCAATTCTCATTTTATTTGTAATATGAGAATAGGTGTCCATCTAATCATGTTTTGGATGCCATGGAATCAGAGGATTAGTCGGAAACAACTTTGGATTAGTCAAAAGAATCCATGTATAAACTGAGTGATGTCGCTTAAGTTAGCGCAAAATTCTTAGCTGTTTTAAAAAATAGTTTGGCTATAATCTCTCAAAAAGTGTATTTATTCAAGTAACTTTTTCAGAAAAAATAGACTAGAAACAAAAAAAGCCAGCCCTAAGAGCTGGAAAACTTAATTTTTTGTATTCAGATAAATTAGTATGCAAATAAAAAATACTATCGAAAATACTAAACCAACTAAATAATTGGATAAAAAAAGGGGATCAGTATCTGAATCATCCCAAATCTGAATCATGAAATAGATAAATGGGAGGGATGAGACGATCAGTAAACAATCTTTTTTACGTCATGTTTTTAAACAATGTAGAACAATAATTTTATATGCACAAGTAACCCAGAATAAAATTTTACTAATAAATAACAAAGTTATATCCCCTTTATTTTTTCTCTTTTGCAATATATTTATCTTATCATTATTCAT